TGGACACATGATTGACAAAACAGAAAAAATGATTAATGAGTTTCTGCAAAGAAACATTGTGTTTTACATTAACAGTGAAAAACCGTTAAAGTCTGGTAAGCTTTTAATTTTCAAGTTTAAGGATTTCTATTTTAATTTTATTATTAAATCTGATAACGTTACAAAAACGTTTGAAATTCCGTACCCTTTTAAAGTAGAACAAGGTCCTAGTTGTTTAAAGTTCTCGTACACTATTGAAGACTTTTCACAAAAGAATATGGATTTGCTTATAAAAGCAAAATTACTTAAACCTAAAAAAAGAAATAAATTATACAACTCTACAGTTGTTTTATCTGCCATCAACTAATATAATTAGGGGTGTACAGTAGATACCTAACCAAATTTCCAGATGGCTACAATCCTAGTAGTCAGCAAATTGACCTTATTAAGCGCATTGAGGATGCTTATGCAAAAGGTTACAAATACGTTATATGCACTGCTCCTACAGGGTCCGGTAAAAGCTTCATATCAAAGACTTTAGGTAACGTTTCAAATAAATGTACAGATGAGTTTAAAAGACTCATCACCTCTTACGACGCCTTTAAACAGGACTATGTGGGTAATCATGTACATGAAATAGATTGCTTGAAAGAACCAAGTCACGGTACATTTGCACTCACTATTACTAAATCACTACAAGATCAGTATAAGCAATTGTTTGATGACTCTTCGACACTCAAAGGTAAAAGCAATTACCAGTGTGAGGTTAATACCGATGTTGACGTTGAGAATGCACCATGTCTACTATTGCCAAAGTTAAAAGAAGAGTGCTGGTCAGCTAATAAGTGCCCGTATTATAATGCTCGTAACAAAGCATTAATAGATCAGTTTAGTATTCTAAACTATAAAATGTTTTTATCTTTACCAGGGCATGTAAAACGTAAAAATTTTATTGTGTGTGACGAAGCATCTGAGTTGGAGGATGAATTAGTAAAACACTTTTCAGTATTTGTTGAGCCTGAACGGTTTAAACTATTAGGTGTAAAGATACCTCTACTTTACTCAGAAGATATGCAACATGTACGTACATGGCTCACAACATTAATGGTTACGTTAGGTGAGCATATTGACTCATTAACTCAAAAACATAATAACAAAAACACAACATTAAACATTAATGATAAAATAAAATTAAATTACTTTAAAAACTTTCATCGTACGTTAAACTTAATTGACAGTACTTGGGAGAATTGTGAGTATATTGTACAGCGTGAGAAGAGTACGGTGAGAGTAACACCTTTACGAGTAGATGTTTTATCGAAGTATATTTTTGATTATGCTGAAAATGTGCTACTAATGTCAGCTACAATAGTAGACCATAAAAACTTTGCAAAGAGTTTAGGTATTGATCAATACAAGTATATAGAAGTAGATAGCACTTTTGATAGTAAGAAAGCTCCTATATACGTTGCAAATGTAGGTAGACTTAATAAACAAAATATAGATAGGAATATGCCTAAGATAGCAAAGTATATTAAAGATATTTGCGAGTCACATGGTAATGAAAAGGGCATTATACATACACACACTTTAGATATAACTAAACAGCTTCAAAAGTATTTGAAAGGTGATAGATACTTGTTTAGAGATAAAGAATCTAAAAACGATAATATATTATCTAAACATTCTAAGTCTAAAGAGCCAACTATTATAGTGAGCCCATCGATGACGTTTGGTATAGACTTAAGAGATGATTTAGCAAGGTTTCAGATTATAGTTAAAGCAGCTTATTTACCATTAGGGGATAACAGAATAAAACGATTGTTTGATGAAGATAAAGTGTGGTATACTGATAAGATGCTTATTAACTTGGTACAAGCTTGTGGTAGAGGTATAAGAAGTAAAGATGATTACTGCACGACTTACATTATAGACCAGGCTATAACAGACGCTGTCATTGCTAACAGAGCTAAGTTACCAAAGTACTTCGTTGATAGGTTTGTATAAATAATATTGTGCATTCATTTAAACAGCATCATCAGCAAATGTTAGAAGAAGGTAAATTTGGTAATATACTAAAAGCAGCTACATTAGCTACGATGGTTGGTTCTTCTGCACCTGGAATGCCTACCCATGATTATAAAACAGATACAACGGTACATCAAGCTGCAAACCCCACACCGACAAGTAAATTAAACTATAATGCAATTTTTAAACAGTTAGTTAAACATGAAGGGTACAAAAAGCATATTTACCTTGATAAGAAGAACATACCTACAATTGGTATTGGGTTTAATTTAAACGATAAAGGTAATCAAAAAATACTTGCTAAACATGGTATTACGCAACGTCATTTACAAGAAGGGTTAACGGATGCAGAAATTAAAGCACTATTTGATGATACATTAAAAATTGCAACTGCTAATGCAAAACGTTTTGCTCCTAATTTAGATTCATTACCAGCAAATGCTCAACTAGCAATTGTAGATTTATCTTTCAATCTTGGTCCAGTAAAATTAGCACAGTTTAAAGTGCTACAACAAGCGTTAGCTAAAAAGGATTTTAAAGCTGCAGCTGCAGCACTAAAAGATAGTAATTGGTATTACCAAGTTGGTAATAGAGGACCTGATTTAGTAAATCAATTACTTAGCGCTTCTTCTTAATAGAGGCTTTTATTTTACCACCTGATTTTATTTTAGGTAATATACCGACAAAAGTATTCATCTTTGTGTTTGTATCACCCCAAAACCCGCTAGCTGCTTGAGTAGTACCACTATCCTGATTATCACCATTGAACACATTGTTCATGTGTCCATGTTTTTTAGAACGAGGAGCGGTTATACGACGTTTTGTATCAAACGGTACGTACCGATCTTCTTTAACTACTTTTTTTTTTGCGAACCTAACCCCTTCCAACGATCACCTATTTTTTTGATGTAAGGGTTTTTTTTTAGGCTCTTGCCTTCAATTTTATCTGCTTTAGCTTTACTAATTTTTACTTTAACGGTTTTACCACCAACCTTGGTAGTCTTTTTGCCCATTTCAGCAGCATCAGCCACTTTTTTGATAAACTCGTTACCATCTTCTTCAGACTTACGAGCTTCTTTTAAAATTTCATTTACTAGTGAATCAAATTTCATATTATTTCTTCTTTCTTATATTTAATGCAAAATTAGCACGTTTCTTCTCTAAAGCAGTGCCGTGAGCCTTCAAACCTTTTAATTCACTAGTAGACATCTTTTGACCCTTCTTTTTATGTTCTTGTTTTCTAAGAGCACCTTTTTTAATGCCTTTTACTGCTTTCTTTACCCAGTCTTTCTTAGCTTCCGTTAATATTTGTTCCACTAGTGTGTTGAATTGCATATATTTATTTATATAATTAGGTATGCTTAAGAGTAAAAAAATCACATGCGTAGTTACAGGTAAGTCTACCGCTTATGCCGGGGATTACCTGCAAAAGAAGATAGATGAGTATGGTAGTGAGGCTAACATAGATAAGTACTACGTATGTAAAGAGGTAAGAGCGTTACTAAAAAAGGGTTATAAAGTAAAAGACATACGAAAGATATTAGACGTACCGGCAGATGTTGACCCTTTACCAGATGATGTAGTAAATGAAATAGAAAAAGATTATCAAAAAACCTCTTATAAGGTTAACGACACTAACAGTCAATCTCTTAGCACTATAACAAATTTAACTTATGATAAATCAGATGAGGACGTTGAATCCTTCATCAATGCATTTATAATCAAAAGATAATGATAATGAAATCACTAATATTAACAGAACATACACCTCACACTGTAGCAATTAGAGATGCAGATAACGGCCAGTTAATTAGGGTTATTAACGTGGATGGTGAAATAGTAGGTGGGCCTAGCGTATCTGGTAATGTAGGGTATGTCAGTGTTAAAAAAGGTAGCCTTAAAAAAACATACGTAATAGATTTACAAAAAGGTACCACAACAAGAATTTTTACAACATGATTGACATTGAACTAGTAAGTAAGCCAATAGATTATTCTACGTACGACTTTGCAGGTAGTGTAAAAGAATATCCAATACTGTTTTTAGGATTTGTAATAAGAAATCAATACGATAACTTGAGAGTTAATATTGAGAGTAAATACAAACCTATTAATTTGCTACACTTTAGCAAGGATAGGCAAACTGTAACTGCTCTTAAAGGTATTAAATTAATTCCTAACACGAACGTAAAAAAACTTTATAGCGCAATAAAACTTCAAGAAGAAGTACAGATGAATTTAACAATTTATGGGAACTTATTAAATCAATATAATTTCTCTTGCAAAGATACATACGGACTGTACGCCCCAGGAATGTATCCAATTGACTTTAATAACTTAAAATCTATTTGCGATAACGATTTTAACGAAGATAAAAAAATATTCCAACACCTTTTAGGTATAGATGAGAAAGTTTTTGATTTTCAAAAATTTTCTTCTTTAAAGTTGTTCATACTAACGGTATGAACCCCTAACCAACAATAAATAATATTCCTATGATTTTTAATGAACAGATTTCACGTAAACCGAATCGCTATCCATGGACGGAAGATTTTATAGAATCCATGCATAACGGTTTCTGGACTGATAAGGAGTTCAGTTTTAAATCAGACGTGCAGCAATTCAAAGTTAATTTAACCGACCAGGAGAGAGAAATTATTATTCGCACACTTTCTGCTATTGGCCAGATTGAGGTTGCAGTAAAAACCTTTTGGGCAAAGTTAGGAGAAAATTTACCTCACCCATCGTTGCAAGATTTAGGCTACGTTATGGCTAACACAGAAGTTATTCATAATAATGCTTATGAAAGATTGCTTACTGTTTTAGGCCTTGAAGATGTATTTGAAGAAAATTTAAAATTAGAATGGATTGAAGGGCGTGTAAGATATCTTAAAAAATACACGCACCGTTTTTACAAAGACCATAAAAAACAATACCTATACGCTATTATTCTTTTTACCTTATTTGTAGAGAACGTTTCTCTTATGAGCCAGTTTTATATCATTAACTGGTTTGCACGTAATAAAAACGTGCTTAAGGACACTGACCAACAAGTAAAATATACCCGCAACGAAGAAAATATTCACGCTCTTGTTGGTATGAAAATTATCAACACTATTAGAGAAGAGTATCCAGAACTCTTTGATGAAGAGCTTACACAAAGAATACTAGAAGAAGCAAAAGAGGCTTACGAATGTGAAGCTAAAATTGTTGATTGGATGGTTAATGGTATTAAAGCAGAAGGGCTAACTGCTGCACATCTAAAAGAGTTTATTAAAGATAGAATAAATGAATCTCTCAAAGGTATTAATTTCCCCACTGTATTTGAAACAGACCAAAAGTTACTTAAGGATACTGCGTGGTTTAATGAAGAGCTGTTAGGTAATAAC